CGCTTTTTTCGGGCGGAGGCGGAGGCGGGGGTGGTGGGGCAGGGGCCGCTGGCGATGAGAAAAGTCCACCCATGTCATCAAAATCCTATAAAATATTGTGAATTTGAAAAGATGCTATCATTTGATCGGCTTCTTGTAAATCGTATATTTTTCTGTATAGCCCATTCGCTCATAGAGCGCACCAACGCGCTCCGGCGTTATTCCAGCAGATACTCCAAGCAACGGCTCTTTTACGCCTTTTTCAGTACACCATTCATCATAAGCCCTGACTAACCTAACGCCGTGTATTCCTGTTCTAAATTCTGGCAAGACATAAATAAGCAAATCGCCGCTCGTTAAATCATGTCCAAAAAAATGCGGTGTTACAAATCCAACGCAAAACCCTATAATTTCTTTATTTTTCTCAAGCACCGCACACATATATTCATCCGGATTATTTGTAATAATTTCAGCTAATCCCATTAATTTTTTGGGGCTGTAATCCAAATTTGAATAAGTGCTTTCTTGATGCATTCTTGCGCCAATCGCTATTAACACTGGCACATCTTGCATCGTCATGGGTCGAATCAAACTAATAGCCTTTTTTCTTTTTGGTTTTTTTAGGCATTGGTTTTTTGCGGCCATAGCCTTCGGTTAAAAGCGTTTTAATTTTTTTGCTCATGTCAGTCTCCTATCGCTACGGCCTGTCGGCCTCGGTAGTCGTTGGTTTCGTAATTCATAACATTATAATTCATGTCGGCTGTAGCTTGTTGTCGATAAACTTCACCCGTTTTATGTACCAATTTAGGGAATAGCTCAGTAAATCCCCAAACCATTGCATCAACTCTATCTGGCGATCCATCGCCTTCATAGCCAGACGCCGTGACTTGACACATTTCAGACTCCAACTGTGGAAACGTGCCGACATGATGAATGCGGCCCAGCGCATACAAGGCGCTGATTGGCTCGGCTCGCACATGCTTGCCGCGTGTAGCATGGACCTCGATTATGTTGATGCCGGGGCGAACGCTCTCAAGAACATGGCGGCACATATCGCCGCCTTGATTCTTCTCGATCACAATGCCGTCAGCGTCATATCGGTCATACAAAGCAATGGCCCGTCTTGCCCATCGCTCCGGCACGCCGCGCGTTGATCCATCTTCCAAAACGTAACCGTGACCCGATTGGCTAGAGGCTACAACCATCACGCCGTGACTGTCGCTTTGCTCATGACTTGATACTGCCGGATCAACAGCAACAAGAATTCGAGAGAGATCGTTAGGCGTCTCAATTTCCCGGCCTTCGTTTATGTCGCGCATATTCCAAATTGCGCCGACCGCTTGCGGCTCGTAATCGCCTAGCCAAATATGACTGTACCGGTCGGGCCGCATACGACGATCCAGCGCTCGTTCTGCTTCCAACTCTTTTGGAAACCACGGATTGCTATCGTAGTTGACTTGCACCACCGCCGCGCCTTCCGGCACATCGTCGCCGCGCAAAAACTGATCGACCGAATCCATGCGGTTGCGCGGGTTCCAGCTAAAATACATCTGCGAACCGGGAGCGCGAATAGTCGGGCGCAATAGCTCTAACGATTTAGATGACAGCGTTTGCGCTTCTTCGACCCAAGCAATGCGAAAGCCTTCCAAAGATTTAATGCTTTCCGCCGTGTGATCCTGCATCCCCATAAAGATAACCACACCGCCCTGCGCCGTCTCAATCCGGTCGTGCATAACTCTGAAGCGGTCGGCAACACCGAGAGCGGTGATTTTGTCGCCTATCAGCCGGTATGCCGACTCACGCAAAGACTTTTGCACCTCACGAATGCAAACGGCACGAATGGTCGGGTCTTCGATCATTCTGTCCACAATGCGCTCGGCAAAATGGTGAGACTTGCCGCTACCACGACCACCGTGAGCGCCAAGGTAACGCAAGCCCGGCTGAAACAATGGCTTAAATGCTTTAGGCGTCGGTATTCGCAGCTTTGCCATCAATAAAAACCCGTTCGATTGTCTCAATTTTGCCAGTATGTTCTTGGACGTTGGTTTCCTTCCAGCCCATTTGCGTCTTGGCCCAGAAGATAGCCGCTGCCGTGTCGCCGTTCATTACCTTGTTGAACAAAGTGCCGCCGACCTTGGCGTTTGCCAGTATCTTGCTTTCCCGGATTTCCTTCTTGAAATGCTTGACAAGCGTGTCCGTATCAATGCCGTCGCGGATTACCATAGCGATCTGCTCTTGCGGTATGCCTACGGCTACCATTTGCCCGACCTGTTTGCGCTCGTCATCCGTTGGCTTAAACGGCGGTCGGCCGCTTCGGCCTTTTTTGCCAGCCATCTTTTATAGCTCCGAAAAAAACGATTTACACATAAATTTAACCCTGTTGCTTTAAACCATAGTTTAACAACACAAAGATATCATATCATGGCCGAATCATACACAGATTTTAATTTTTTACATACCGAAAGCTGTATGTTTTAACGCCTTCACGAAAACCAGCTTTTCTTTTCATATTTCCACCCAAAACATTTTTTGTTTTTCTGTCAATTTTTAATAATTTCCAATTCAAACTTTTGTTCATTGCTTTAAATATAGGAACAGATGAAAATTTACACATAACATCGAAACCTTCTGAAATCATTATGTCAGAAGCTGAATTAACCATTTTTATGCCCAATCCTAAACCTGCATAATCTGGATGTATGACTATTCTGTTTACATGCATTTTTTTGACTGTTCCTTTTCTGTGAGGAACGTAATTGGCGAAACATTGAAACCCCACTTGATCGTTGTTATGAAACAACCCAAAAGTTTCTATGTGCCCGCCGGGCAATCGTTCACTTAGATAATGATATTTGCTAAAATATTTCCATGTTTCTCGTCCGACTTTTTTAATTTCAAATTTAAGTTTTTCCTTTCGTTTTTGTTGAAGACCCCTCCAGTCTTTATATGATTGTTTATTACAATCAATAACCCAGTCGGGTTGCAACCATTCTTCAACGTCATAATGACATGAACATAAAATGATCTGTTTTCCGGTGCGTCTGGCGTGTTTTTGTATGCAATGAGACATAACTTTAGCAACCGTTCGGTCCACTACGGATGTCCATTCATCGATCACAATAACGTTTCCTGCGTCTTTCGCCATTTGCAGCGCTATCTCGGCTCTAGCTCGTTGTCCATTTGATAATGTATAAGCGGGTCTAACCCAACACATCACCGCAGTTAGCCCAACGCCTGATAACATATCGGCACATTCATCGTAAGAATAATGCTCGGGGAATTGATCAATGACAGGTCGCGCCATATCTAGAATTTCATTTAGGCAATCGTCGCCAAATATTTTTTTGATTAAAGTGGTTTTTCCTGCCCCCGACGCTCCGACAATCAACCCAATAAAATAATTTGATTTTATATCCGCATTCACCTTGAAATGATGGACGGATTTTTTTTCGGTATCAATATCTAATGAATTGGCGGCTTTTTGACAGCGAAATGATTTTGAAACATCGCTTTTCAATATCAATTCATAAGTTTGCATGACAAACCTCTCTGTTGAAATTCTTCGTAAAGAGTTTGACACTCCATTTCATTTTCTAATTCGATTAAAATAATATGTTTATTCTCATCAGTCACAACATTATCTGGATTTGTACCCATTTCGTCTGGATACATTACGGCGGTCAAATAGTTTGAATCAAACCCAACCAAATTTAAATCAAATCCATTATCATTTAATTCAAGCATTTCCACCGACAGCAAATCCATATCCCATCCGGCGTTCAACGGTATCTGATTATCCGCCAGCACATAGGCTTGCTTTTGCGCCTTCGTCCAGCCGGTCGCCGTCATGGTTGGCACTTCTTCGATACCAAGTTTGCGCGCTGCCATAACGCGGCCATGCCCTGCTATAATCTCACCGTCCTCATCCACCAACACCGGGGTGGTCCATCCCCATTCTTTAATTGACGCCGCAAGCTGTGCCACTTGCTCGTCGGAATGAGTTCGTGCATTTCTCGCATACGGTATGAGCGCATCTACTTTTTTGCGCTTTATTTTATCTGCAGGCCAATCTTTCATTTTGATCTCCATGTTAGTTTAAAAACCCCTTGCCCGCAGTAGTACCCCCAAACCCCCACCCTAAAGGGTGGGGGGGTTTTTGGGGTACACGTTTCTGCGGTTTCTGCCCCCCTTAACCCCCAGAACCCTAGGGTACTGTTTAGGGTTTTTGGGGTTCTCATTTAGCTGCCCTATTTACCAACATTGCCGATGCCCAAACGTCATCCAAAACAATCCAGCCATCCTCTTTTCTGTCAATCATAGATGCTAATATTAAAGCACCAATTAATTTATTATCATAAGATGGATTTATCATATTTTTGATTGTTCTTTCAGCCATGCCGTCATTGTCTAATTTAGTTTTCAAATCTTCGCGTGATAGATATGGGTCGCCGTCAATGTCCTGCGCTCCAGACGCCCACCAAGCATTTTCAAACGCCTTTCTGTGCTTATCAATAGGGCTATCTTTTTTAGCTTTTACGGGTTCAATTCCGGCCATCAAAACCGCGCTCGTAACCTGCTCGCCGTCTTCATCGAGCCAACCCTTAATCGGCACCGACTGCAATTCCACGAAAACCGATTGCGCTTCCTCGGCATCCTTTGATTTGCGCTGATTTATCTCAATAGTGTCGCCGGGTATCACGCTAATTTCTATGTCCAAAGCGCCCCGCCATGCTGACGATCCCCGCGCTCGGTGTTGTGCTTCGGCATTAACGCCGGTATGATGTACTAATATCACGCTGCAATCGAACTCATTTATAAGCGCCGCACAGGCGTCCAGCATGGTTTTAGCGTCTTGTGCGCTGTTTTCGTCGCCATCTAAAAAGCGATGCAACGTATCAACCACGATGATTTCAGGCATATTGGGCAAACCGCGAATGGCATCCACCGTTTTTTGATAGCCTTGCGGAGTATTTAAGTCCAGACCATGCCGCGACAACCACATATCAAGCCCGCTGACGGCCTTGTGCTGTTTCCACGCTGCCACCCTACCGCGAAGGCCGTGATGGCCCTCACCAGCCAGATAAACCACCGTGCCGGGGCTAACCTTGTTATCAAACCATTCCGACACCACGCCTTTGCTCGCGACTGATAGAACCATGTCCAGTACAACAAAGGTTTTACCGCCGCCGCTGGGTCCGTGAACCATAATTAACGCTTGAGATTGCAACCACCGTTTGACCTGCCAACGGATCGGATCGGGCTGCTCGGAAAAGTCATCTGCATGAACGAGCCAATCATCAGCGGGCGGAAATAATAAA